CTGACGAGATGACAACCTATTCTGAGCTTCGGCCGATGTTGAACATTAAGTGTCCCAACGAAGAAATCAGAGCAGTCTTGGGGGTTTTATTTGATAACATTTTGAATCTACAACCCAACCTATTTGGGTGGGGTCGCACGATGTGTAAGTATGGCGACTTCTTTTTGTATCTCGACATCGATGAAAAATATGGCGTTAAGTCGGTTATCGCGCTTCCGCCACAAGAAGTTGAGAGGTTAGAAGGACAAGACAGCACTAATCCGAACTATGTTCAATATCAATGGAATAGCGCCGGCATGACATTCGAAAACTGGCAGATTGCCCATTTCAGAATTCTTGGGCATGACAAGTATGCCCCGTACGGCACCTCGATTCTAGAGCCCGCCCGTCGTATCTGGCGACAGTTAACCCTCATGGAAGATGCTATGATGGCTTATCGCGTCATCCGTTCGTCAGAACGTCGCGTCTTTAAGATTGATGTTGGCGCGATTCCTCCTCAAGACGTGGAACAATATATGCAGAAGGTGGTAACGCAGCTTAAACGGCACTCCATTGTTAATCCAGATTCCGGACGCATCGACCTTCGTTATAATCCAATGAGTATCGAGGAAGACTACTTTATCCCTGTTCGCGCCGGATCCGCCACTGATATCGTTTCTCTTGCAGGCGCCCAGAACATTACAGCAATTGATGATATCAAGTATTTACGAGACAAGCTATTCTCTGCCCTCAAGATTCCGCAATCTTACCTGAGTATGGGCGAAGGTGCAGAAGAAGACAAGACAACTCTTGCACAAAAGGACATTCGCTTTTCAAGAACCATCCAGAGATTACAGAGAGTCATTATCGCAGAGCTTACTAAGATCGGTATTATTCACCTTTATACTTTGGGCTTTAGAGGTGATGATTTGCTAGGGTTTACCCTGGCTCTCAACAACCCCTCCAAGATTGCAGAGCTTCAAGAAATCGAGCACTGGAACCAGAAGTTTCAAATCGCAGCCGCAGCCACCGAGGGGTATTTCTCTCGTCGTTGGGTTGCTGATAACATCTTCGGCATGTCTCACGAAGAATTCTTGCGTAGTCAACGCGAGATGTACTATGACCGCAAGCACGATGCTGCGCTACAACAGGTAGCAGAGGGTGCTGCAGCCGCCGAAACTGGTATGGGCGGCATGGGCGGCATGGGTGATCTCGGCGGTGAACTTGGTGGTGAACTTGGTGGTGAGCTTGGCGGTCCCGAAGAAATGCCGGCAGCCGAAGCCGGCCCCGAAGAAGGAGGAGGCGAAGAGTCTGCGCTCCTTGCTGCTCCCCCAGGCTCGCGCGAGTCACCGAGACTCCACAGAGAACCAACACCGGGCGAAAGAAGAGCAACCAAGGCTCATCAAGGTCCGCGCAGCCATAGTCCGCATGTATATTACCCCCGAGGCGAAGCCGGTAAGCGCGATGGAGCACGCACGCGACACATGCGTTCACAATGGGGCCCGGAGACTAAAGCAACACCTAGGGTCCTATGGAAAGGATACTCTGATGGCTTAGGTCCTCTTGGTAGAGGAATTACTGAAACATCGGAGGGGAGTTATGATAAAGACGATCCTATTTATAGTTTGAGAGAACAAACCGAGGAAGATAAGCTGTTTGAGATAAATGAATCAGTACGAGCTTTATTGAAAGGCTTAGAAAAAGTAGACGAGAAAACAACGGAGGAAGATGATGAAGTTCAGACACAACAAGAAGCGAAATAGCGCATTTGTTTATGAAGCCCTTATCAGGGAAGCAACTGTAGCGGTAATGAAAGGCGACATGCAACGAAAAGAGGCTGCAATTCATCTTATTAAAAAGCACTTCAAGGCAGGAACTTTGCTTAAAAAGGATTTGGAATGCCATCGCTCTTTGTATGAGAATCAAAATCTAGACAGATTAACGTCTGAAAAGATCCTCAAAGAAGTAAAGCTACAAAAAAGATTAATCGACCCTAGTGGACTTTTCCAACAGCAGAGCGAACTCATTCGCGATGTTAATACAGAACTTTCTTCTGATACATTTAACAACTTTGTTCCGAATTACAAAACACTAGCATCAATTGCTCAAATATTTTCGGATAAGATTTCTCCTAAAGATCAGGTTATTTTAGAAAACACTATTATTAGTAATATGAGAGAAGCGGCGATTGAACAGAAAATCAAAGCTCCAATTGATAGCGTTGTATACAAGACGTTTGTCGGCAAGTTTAACTCAAAATACGAAGATGAGCTTTTAGACGAGCAAAAAGAATTGCTTGGGTATTATATTTCTTCCTTCATGGACAATGCTCTTCAGTTAAAAATGTTTCTTAATGAAGAAGTTGCACGCTTGAAAGTCAAGCTTGAAGAAGCAAAGAATGTCGACGAGATCAAAGGCGACAAAGACATGCTCGCTAAAACAAATCAAGTTATCGAGAAACTAAGTTCTTATTCTAAGGAAATATTCAGTGAAGACGTCTTGATGACAGTGATGAAAACACAAGCGCTTGTAAAGGAAATTTATAACGATGTCGATAACGGTTAAAATCGGTGACGCGGCGCATGCGCCATCTGTTACCTTGGAGTTGGATATTCGCAAGAGCATGAATGGCGATCTTATGATCTTTGATCATGGAGACATCGATATTATTTTATCTGCATCGAAGAACAAAGTGTATGCTTTTCCAAAAGAAACAATTACCGATTTAGTGTACGGCGCCCAAAACAGATTATTTGCTTTTTTGCGAAAGAAAGGATTAGTGATTCCCGAAACAATTCAGGGAGGCGCGTTTTACGGCTCCATGGAGGCAATGATGGAGAGTGCGTATTCTGATAAACTAAACACCTCAAAAATGACTCTCATTAATGTTTCCAGATTCATTGAAGAAGAGAGACCATACTTTGAATCTACAGAAGCCATCGTATCTGTAAGTGACGATGAACTTATACACCCAGACAAGACGGACTCCACTGAACTTGGTGAAGTGCCACAGGCAGTTGAAAAAGGATCTATCCGCAAGGGCTGGGTGAGAGATCCTTATTCGCTATATTATTTGTATACGATTTAAGGGGAACAATGGAACTAATAACATTTGTTTTAGCAGCCTATGGGCTCACTCAAATTCTTGTCTACGGCAAGATTTTTGATCGTTTCAGGCCGAAAGGGGGTCTCATTAAAAGACTATCAACTTGTCCTATGTGTATGGGTTTTCATGTTGGGTGGCTTTTGATGTTGCTTTCTCCGTTTACAGAACTATTTAATTTTGACGTAACTATTACTAATTTTTTTATTTTAGGTTGGTTGTCCTCGGGCACATCATACATTCTGAATACGATTTTTGGTGATAGTGGATTACAGATAGGAGTTGAACATGGAACAGAGCATTTGGACGATTAAGTGGATGCTTCAACCGGTCCGTAATTGTAAGAAAGGTTGTATATACATGCGGGTGGTGCCCGCATTTTTAAAGGAATAAACAATGGGAAAAGTACTTTTACGAGAATATTACGAATTATGCGAAGGTGGCGTTTGCCAGGATCTTTTAACTGAGGAAGAGAAAAGATATGTGGCCGACGGCGGCATGATTTTGTCCGGTATTATGCAAAAAGCCGACACGGTTAATGTCAACGGCCGCATTTATCCACACAAGGTATTAATGAAAGAGGTGGAGAATTACGGAAAGCTCGTCAAGGATCGGCGCGCCCTAGGCGAACTGGACCATCCGGAAGATTCGGTTATCAATTTGAAGAATGCATCTCATTTGGTGACGGAGATTTGGTGGCGTGACACTGATGTAATGGGCAAGGTCAAAGTACTCGACACGCCTTCCGGAAAAGTATTACAAGAGTTGGTGAAGTCAGGCGTTAGCCTCGGCATCTCCTCTCGCGGCATGGGATCCGTCCGCGAAGATCAAAGTCAGACAATCGTTGAAGATGACTTTCAGTTGATTTGTTTTGACTTTGTGTCGGAGCCATCAACTCCAGGCGCGTTTATGATGAAAGAAGCGCAAGGTTACCAAAACAAAGTATTTACGAAAGCAGACAGAATCAATCGTTTATTAAATGAGGTTTTAAATGAAGAAAAGTGATTTAAAGCAGCTAATCAAACCATTAGTTAAAGAATGTATCCATGAAGTCCTTTTAGAAGAAGGGCTTTTGTCCAATGTTGTGTCAGAGGTGGCCAGAGGATTACAAGGAAACCTTGTCGTTGAGGCACAACAAAAACAGCCACAAAATTTAGTTGACGAAGACTTACAAATAAAACGCAAGACTGATATTTCAAGAGTCA